GATGAAGTCCAAGCGCGTGGGCTACACCAAGATGATCACCGCCTTCATCGCCTACAACATCGCCCACCGCCGGCGCAAGCAGGCGCTGTGGCAGCCGACCGACGATGACCGCGACAGCTACGTCAAAAGCGAGATTGACCCGGTGCTTGACGGCGTCGAAGCCGTGGCCCGCATGCGCAAAAGCGGCAAGGTCGATCACGACACCATCAAGCTCAAGCAGTTCCGCGACTCGGTGCTGCACCTGCTCGGCGGCAAAGCCAAGCGCGCTTACCGCCGCATCACCGTGGCCGTGGCCATCCTCGATGAATGGTCTGCGTTTGACCAGCAGATCGAGAAGTCAGGCGACCCAGGCGGCCTGGCAAAAGGCCGGCTCGAAGGCGCGCCGTACCCCAAGTTTGTGGGGGGCTCCACACCCGGCACCAAAGGCCTGTGCCACGTCGAGCGCGCGTGCGACAACGCCGAAGCCTACGTCAAATACCACATCGACTGCCCGCTGTGCGGTGTCGAGCACCCGCTCATGTGGGGCGGGCCTGACGTCGCCCACGGCTTCAAGTGGGAGAAAGACCGGCCGCATACCGTGCGCCACGTCTGCCCGCATTGCCACGGCAGCATCACCCAGGCCGACTACCTGCCCGGCGGCAAGCCGCTGGTGGGCACATGGGTCTGCGTGCGCACCGGCCGCCGCTACGGGCCCGATCGAATTTGGCGCGACGAAGCTGGCATGCCCTGCCGCCCGCCGCGCACCCTGGGCGTGCAAGTGTGGGCGGCCTACAGCCCGCAGCGCAGCTGGGAAAGCATCGTCAAAGAGTTCCTCGAGGCGTTCGCGGCCCTGCAAAAGGGCGACGCCGGGCCCATGCAGCTCTTCATCAACGAAACGCTGGGCGAAACGTGGGAAGTCAAGGGAGAAAGCGCCGACGAGCACGCCCTGCAGAAGCGTGCTGAGCCCTTCGACCTCACCACCGTGCCCCGGGGCGGCCTGATGCTGACCGCCGGCATTGACGTGCAGCGCACCTGGTGGGAGATTTCGGTTTGGGCGTGGGGTAGGGGGCTTGAATCGTGGATCGTTGACCACAAGAAAATCGAAGGCAACCCCGCCAGCGAAGAAGACTGGCAGCAGGTCACCGACTACCTGCAGCGCCGCTACGAGCAAGCCGCGCCTGGCGCCGGCTCGCTGGGCCTCAGCGCTATCAGCATCGACTCGTCCGACCAAACCCAGGCCGTCTACAACTGGGTGCGCACCGCCCAGGTCCGCCTGCCGCAACTGCGCGCCATCAAGGGTGACAACAGCGACAACCGCCACATCCTCGGCCCGTCGAGCCTGCAAGAGGTGAACTGGCGCGGGCGAAAAGTGCCGCGCGGCATCAAGCTGTGGCTAGTGGGTGTCGACAGCGCCAAAGATTATTTGCTCGGCCAGCTCGCCATTGGCGCGCCCGGCCCCGGCTACCTGCACTTCTCACAAGACCTGCCGCGCGAGTGGTACGAGCAGCTCACTGCTGAGCAACGCATCCTCGTGCGCAAGCAAGGCACCGAGGCCTACCGCTGGGTAAAGCGCCGCCCACGCAACGAAGTGCTCGACTGCCGCAACTACGCCCTGCACGCCGCCATGGGGCTGGGCCTGCACAAGTGGGACGACGCGCGGTGGTCGCGGCAAGAGGCGCTGGTGCAGCCGCCTGAAGACCTGTTCAGTGCGCCGCAGAAAATTGAGATGAAAACAGGCTCTAGCGCAGTCGCAACAAGCGTAGGCAGCTACATAAACAATAGCAACCAAACACCCGCAACCCCCAAAGCGCCGCGGCGCGCAGACGAAGGATGGAGCTTTGACCGCCGAAATTGAACCTTCACCGAAGACGGCGCCATCGGCAGCGGACACGACTGCGTATCCGACTCCTTCCAGCCTGCGCCGCGTTCAGCCTTGGCAACGGCGCGTAGTGCACCAAGACACCCGCCGCCAGGCCGCCGTGCATGAAGCTGGCCATGTCGTTCTGATGCGCTGGGTAGGTCTTCCATCACCTGGCGCCGCAATCACCGCCAGCGCCGCTGGCACCAGCGGAGAGGCACAGTGGCCAGCACGCGAGCTCTTTGCGTCGCTTGACGAACCACATCCAGACGAGAGCGGCATCCTTGCCGCCACCGCCGCAAGTGTTTTTCATGCTGGCGTGATGGCAGAGATGATCGATGCCAAAGCGCCTTGGCAGGGTCCAATTCGTTATCCGCACGCGACCGACTACCAGCAGGCGGACGAGATGCTGCGGCCATCATTTGGCCGCCATGCCAGCGGAGCACACGCCTACGCGCAACGGGTGGCGCTTGCAGTCCTGAGTGCTAGGTGGGCTGAGGTAGAAATCGTTGCGGGTGAACTGATGCGCATGGGGCAGTGGAAAGCCTGACGCGCTGCGAGCAACAGGTGGGCATGCTTCGCCCCACCTGTTATTGCTTGGCTTCCAGCGTGTTAAATTTGGGGGCATCTATGGGGGCATTTATGAAGAAGCTTCAAAAAATACCTAGTGTTTATGCGGGTTTCGATGTATTTTGTGAATGTCACCCTCCCGCCATACATAAAGCCAAGTGATTGATTTCACTTGGCTTTTTCTTTGATTGGTGGGTAGTTCTTTTGTTGTCTTCGATAAGGCGCGTGAACATTCCAGCCTGGCCTCATCTGGTTCAAAAGCCTTTCTCGAGGTAAGGGCTCGTAGCACGCACAATGCAACTGTCCGTACGAGGAGAGTGCATAGTGAAGTTGCTGGAGCAGAGACGTAGCTTTGAGAAAAAGGTCCTTGCAGGATTCCTTGCCGCGATCTTTGTTGTTGTGGCGCTGACCTCGACAACTTGGCGGTTGACGCAAGACGCTAGAGATTCAGCGAAGCTCGTCTCACGTACGCAGAAAATTATCAATGCCATTGCTCAAACGAACGCGGACACGCTTCGCATCGAGCTGACTACTCAAGGTTACAGGATATCGGGCGATGCCTCTGTTTTGTCTGAGCGAAACAAGAGGATCGACGCACGTGAAATCACGATGAGCAGATTGAGGGAACTGCTCGCCGAAAGCCCTGAGCAGATGGAGTACTGGAAGCTCCTTCGAGACATTCTCGATCAGCGTATCGCCATTGCCAAGGAAGTAGGGGTTTTGCGTGCCACCCAAGGCGAGGAAGCGGCAAACGCCTTCGTGGCATCGGTACCTTTGAGTGAAACACGGGAGCGCGCGCACTCCATTCTTCGGATGATGGATGTGAAAGCGCGCGCAGTGCTTGACGCCTATACAGAAAACCAATTCAGGAATCAAGCGTTCTTGACGGGGATCGGATGGACCATGGCGTTTTTGCTGACTGCGCTGCTGGTAGGCACATACACGCTGATCCGGCGCCAGCTCCTTGTGAGCGAATTGAGCCAGCGCGCGCTTTCCAAGAGCGAGGCGAAGCTGTCGACCACCCTGCGTTCGCTGGGCGATGCGGTGCTGGTATCCGATCCACAGGGGCGGGTGACGCGCATGAACCCGGTTGCAGAACGGCTTACCGGGTGGACTTTTGCGCAAGCAGAAGGAGAGTTGGCAGACGTTGTTTTCGAGATATCCAGTCCATCCGGCCAGGTGCTTGGGCAAGGGCTGGTGACGAGGGTTCTCGCCACAAGCGAAGCCTGTCAAGAATTTGAGGGTATGTCTCTTGTCAACCGGAGCGGCGGCGTGTGCCCGATAGGTGCGAACGCTGCGCCGATCCGAAGTGACGACGGAACCCTGCAAGGCGTTGTCCTCGTTTTTCGGGACCTCACTGCGGAGCATGAGGCAAAAGAGCTGATCCGCAACCAGAACGCGTTGCTTGAGAAGCACGTTCAAGAGCGCACTTCACAACTGCTGGACATGAAAGAGCACCTCAGCAGCGTGATGAGCAGTGTCCCGGCCATGATTGCGTATGTGGGCTCGGATCGGCGCTATGTCTACGTCAACGAACAATACCGGGCTCGGTTCGCTTCGGGCAATGCCGAGATTGCGGGCAACACCGTACGGGAGGTTCTGGGAGAGGAGCGCTACGCCATCGCCGCACCCCTCATCGACAAGGTGCTGGCTGGAGAACCGCAGAGCTACGACTGGCA